TTTTACGAAGATGTGATTGGCATGGCTGATGATTTGGCGGAAGCCTATCAGGGCCGTCATGGACTGATCGGGCCGATCACGCTTCATTCGGCTAAAAAAACAAATAATGTCGTTGATTTTCTTGAGGATAGCCTAAAAGAAGTCGAGGATCTTCGCTATAAGGTTTGTGACAAGGAAGATACGGCGATTCAGAACATCATCGACAACATCGTGGACTTATACCTGTCCACCTTGTATAAATTGAAGTTCCTAGCTTAATAACCGGGGCGTATAATGGCCGACGTAAAAATATCGCAACTCCCGCAAGCGTCGCTGCCGTTAACGGGTGCCGAAGTATTTCCGCTGGTTCAGAATGGCGTTACTGTTCAGGCGTCAGTTACGAGCGTCGGCACGGCGGCCAATATCGCCGCTTTGCGCGCTATTACGCCTACGACGGGCGTTATTATTAATACGGACGGCTATTATACAGTTGGCGATGGCGGCGGAGCGCAATTCTATGCCGCTACCGGGGCGGCCGTTGGAACTTACGTCGATAATGGCGGCAGCATTATTGTCCCCACTGGCGGCGACGGATCAAGCGCGTGGCTGGCTATTACGAACGGCACTGTAAACGTCCTCACATTTGGCGCGGATAAGACAGGCCTTTCTAATTCTACTGATGCTATTCAAGCGGCTATTGCAGCCGGCAAAATCATCTATTTTCCGCCTGGCGTTTATAAATGTAACATTTTGATGCAAAATGTTTACGGTAAACGTCTTAAAGGCGCTGGCGTAGGAACAAAAGGCGCGACGGTAAGCCGCCTTATTCCTAATGATACAACGCTTCCGGTCATAAAAACCACGCAGAATGCGGTCGATGTTTGGCTAGAAGATTTATATATCGATGCCCAATTATCGGGGCAGCTTCCAACAACTCCTACTGGAACCGGCGTTTTACTTCAGGCATACGCCCCGTATGTCTTTTGGCGCGGCGGCGTTCGGAATCTATTTATTTTTGGGTTTCAAGATGGTTTTGTTTTGGATTGCGACATAAACGCCGGCGAAATATTCGCCAATATGTTTTATAACATAGAGGTAATTGGTTGTTCGCGATATTCCATAAAACTGCGCGGCATTTATAATCATTTTGATAAAATATTCGCTACGCAGTGCCAAGACTATTCTATTTATAGCGAAGCAAGCGCGTGTGCGTTCGATAACGTCATCGGCGATCAGCGTATGGAGTTTCGTGGAGCTAATCAATATGTGCGCAATCTTTATATTGAAGGTATTTACGGGACTACTTTCACCGGAACAGGCGCGGCGCTCACAATCAATGGCACTAACTCCATTTTTGACGGCGTGTCGCTAACAAATGTCAATGATACAGAATATCCGATTGGCATTTCTATTTTTGGCGTAAATCAAGCCGTTCGAAATGTTACGCTCAGCACAATTAAACCGGATGAACCTATCCGCATCAATGGCGGCGCTACGGGTATATTAGAATCCGTATTTTCTAACTCGGCTGTGATTCCTATGGGAACCGCGCCGACACTCCCGTCTTATCTTGATAATTTTAGGTTTAGAAACGTATCGACGGTTTTATTCCCGACAGGATATTCGCCTAAATATTCTGACCCGGCATGGACCCCGCTCGCGTCGAATCTCTTAGCCGATAATTCTGTAACAGTCGGCAGCGGGTCTACGCTCGATACAAAACTCAGGTCTATTGGCCCCACTACGGCAGGCGCTGGTGCTGATATTACGTCGGAGCTTTATGTTGGCGCATCAGCCCCAACTAATGTGTTCAGCACGAATAATTACGGCTGGTCTTTTGCTAGAACGCGCACGGCCGCTGCTCTTACGGGCCGTATGTCGGTTTATGAGTATATTAATAACGGCGGCGTTGAGCAGAAAACCGAACGGTTGGCGATGGACAGCGGCGGTAATTTCCGCCCAGCCGCTGATAACGCGCAATCTTTGGGGACAGCCGCTAATCGTTGGTCTGTGGTTTATGCTGCTACGGGCGCGATCAACACCTCTGATTTAAACCAAAAACAGCAAGTTCGTAGCGTTGAAGCTAAAGAAAAAGCTGTTGGCGTTTCGGTTCGAAAACTTATGAAAGCGTTTAAATTTAATAACGCGGTAGAGTCTAAGGGCGACAATGCGCGCATCCATTTTGGCGCTATTGCGCAGGATGTAAAAAAGGCTTTTGAAGATCAGGGGTTAGATCCTCATGCATATGGCATTTTCTGTGAAGATGTCTGGTATGAGTATAATGGCGAAGTAGTCCCAGTAAATGACGAAGGCAATTTTGTCTGGTCAAGATATGAACTTGATGGGAACATTGTTGATCTCGACGAAAATGGAAATATGCCTGAAGGCGCAGAACTAGTAGAAACGGCGTTTCCGGCGGAGAGAAAGACCCGTCTGGGGCTTCGGTATGAAGAACTTTTAGCGCTTATCATAAGCTCTCTGTGAGGCTCTATGCGCGTAGAATTTACCATAGGCAATTTTTCGGACACGCTTATTCTGCCAGATGATGTGGAATATACGGACGCTGAAATTGAAGCTATGAAACAGCAGCGGTATGATGCTTGGTGGGCTATTGTAAGCGATCCAAAGCCGACGATTTGGCTAAAAGACGCAAACGGCGAATTTGTGCTGGACGATAATGGCTACCCGATAGCGGTGGAGAACTAATATGGCGGCGCGCTATTGGGTAGCAGGTGGTGACGGGAATTGGTCTAGCACGACAAATTGGTCCGCTACGTCTGGCGGCGCAAGCGGTGCGTCTGTTCCTGGAGTCGCGGACACGGCGCTTTTTAACGCTAGTTCTGGCGCGGGGACTGCTACTGTAGACGCGAGTGTAGAAATTCAGACGCTGACGATGACCGGATTTACCGGAACATTGGCGTTTGGGACAAACACTATCACGCTCAACAGCACGGGCACGATCTTTACCGGGGCAACCACGTATTCAGTTACTGGAACGCCGGTAATCATCTGTAACAATTCAAGCGCGACTGCCCGCACGGTTACGCCAGGCGCGGTTACTGAAGCAAACTCTATTACGTTTAAAGTCACAGCCGGAACCGGCAGTTTTACAATTAGCGGCACCAATAATGCGACTAGAGATAATGATTTTACCGGCTTTACCGGGTCGCTGACTAATGTTCAACGCGTGATTTACGGAAGTCTGACACTTAACTCTGGCATGACGTTAACGGGATCGGGCAATCAAGTCACTTTAGGCGCTACATCCGGATCTAAGACGTTAACTACTGGTGGACTGTCTTTTGACTTTCCGCTCGTTATGAATATGCCTGGAGCGACACTTACGCTTCAAGACGCTCTTACGCTTGCTACTACGCGCAGTTTTGGATTTACCGCTGGAACTTTAGTTCTTGGCGCAAACACGCTTACAGCCGGCATATTTAGCTCAAATAACTCTAATGTGAGATCTATTGCTTTTGGGTCGTCAAATATAACCCTTACAGGCAATAGCATCACTATTTTTGACACCCGCACGGCGACAAACTTCACATATACCGGAACACCCACAGTTAACTGCACCTACTCTGGGTCAACTGGCACCCGCGCTTTTCTTGCCTATTCGACAGCAGGCGGAACGGAAACAAATGTATTCGACATAAACATCACAGCCGGTTCAGACATACTTAGTATGGGCTCAAGGGTAAAAAACCTTAATCTAACAGGTTTTAGCGGGTCTATGACGACAACTCTTGCGGCTGTTTACGGAAACTATACAATACCGGCCGGCGTGACAATCAATGCTTCGGCGACCGCGACGGTATTTGCGGCTACTTCTGGCACGCAGACAATTACGACCAATAACGTCACGCATGATTGCCCCTTTACGATTACCGCGCCAGGCGCAACGGTTACGCTGGCCGGAAATCTAACGCTCGGATCGACTCGCGCGCTGACACTCACATCAGGGACGCTCAACTTAGCGGGCAAAACAGCTACGGCGGGGTCTTTTAGCTCTACGGGCAGCACAACCCGTGTTCTGGCGTTTGGCACAAACGGTATTTTGTCGTCTGGCGGTGCATTTACGGCGTCTGGGTCTAATCTTACGACTACCGGGACTGGCACGATCAATATGACCTCGGCCAGCGGCAAAACTTTTGCCGGCGGCGGGTTCAGTTACGTGGCTACTCTAAATCAGGCTGGTGCAGGCGCTCTCACAATATCGGGAAGTAATACGCTGTACGACATTACGGCTACCACACTTCCGTCTACAATTACTTTTACCGCTGGAACGACACAGACGGTTACGCAGTTTACTGCGTCTGGAACGTCGGGAAATCTCCTTACGTTGAATAGCACCTCTGCCGGCTCAGCGTTTACGTTGTCGGACGCTAGTGGAACAAATAACGTAAGTTATTGTAGCATAACGGATTCTACGGCAACGGGCGGCGCGACGTGGAACTCGTATACAACTAATGGTAATGTGAACGGCGGCGGAAATACGGGCTGGGTTTTTACTGCCCCTGTTGCGTATAGCTATTCGTCGGACATTAAATTGCGCTCGATGGCACAGCGCGGGAGATTTTAAGATGACTATGAACGTAAAGGGTATCACGACCTGCATGGGCTATCAGCAGCTTGCCACCGTGTCTTCTGCTACCGGCCTGACCGTTCCTGTGACTACACCGAATGGCAGCAGTGTAAAAGCAAATTTTGCGTTAATTGTTGCTGAAACGCAGAATGTGCGCTGGCGTGATGATGGCGTTGACCCGACCGCTAGTGTTGGAATGCTTCTCGTAGCAGGTGTGCCGCTCCAATATGACGGTGATCTTAACCGCATTAAATTCATCGAAACAACGGCTAGTGCAAAAGTTAACATTAGCTATTACGTTTGACGACAAGCCGCTTACGTGGCATGTTGTCCTTCACCGACTAGCCGGATAGCTAGGTAGGAGACTAAATGTCTGACGAAGAACAGGCTGTAGCGGAGATCAGCCCCGCGCCGGAACCGGAAGCTACGGCAGCACCGGAATCTGAGACATCGACGCCGGAGGAACAGCAGCCTACAAAGACGTTCTCTCAAGAAGAGTTGGACGCGATTGTAAGCAAGCGCCTTGCAAGAGAACAGCGTAAATGGGAAAGAGAGCAGGCCCAACGGCTTCAGCAGGTTCAACGACCCGCCGCGCCTCCCCCTGCGCCCGATGATTTTGAGACGGCTCAGCATTATGCGGAAGCATTAGCTGAACAGAAGGCTCAAGAACTCGTAGCGCGTCGGGAAGCCGAAGCCCAGCAGGCAGCTATTCTTGACAGCTATAAGGACCGCGAGGAAGAGGCTAGGGACCGATACGAGGACTTTGAACAGGTCGCGTATAACCCGAACCTTCCCGTCACGGACGTTATGGCTCAGGCTATCCAGGCTTCCGACATTGGCCCCGAAGTCATCTATTGGCTAGGGTCTAATCCGAAAGAAGCCAGTCGGATTTCCCGTTTGTCGCCAGTTTTGCAGGCAAAAGAGATCGGGAAAATCGAGGTCAATTTGACCACGAACCCGCCGGTTAAGAAAACCTCAACCGCGCCCGCACCTCTTGCTCCTGTCACGGCTACCCGGTCAAACTCAGGCCCTCGTTACGACACGACTGATCCTAGATCACTAAAGTCAATGTCAACGTCGGATTGGATCGAAGCGGAACGCCAGCGTCAGATCAAGAAGTGGGAAGCGCAGAATCGGAGATAAGGTATGTCTAATTCACTTCTTACGATTGACATGATTACTCGCAAGGCTCTTGAGATCCTTGAGAATAATCTTGTCCTGACGCGCACTGTTAACCGTCAATATGACGACTCTTTCGCTGTTGAAGGCGCTAAGATCGGCTCGACCCTGCGTATCCGCCTCCCCGACCGCGCTCTGGTCACGGACGGCGCTGCGCTCCAGGTTCAGGACGATAACGAACAGTACACGACCCTGACCGTTTCGTCGCAGAAGCACATTGGCGTGAACTTCACGACCGCCGAACTGACGATGCAGTTGGACGATTTTGCGGAACGCGTGCTGAAGCCGCGTATTTCGCAGCTCGCCGCCAGCATCGACGCGGACGTTGCCAATAGCTTCAAATATATTGGCAACTCGGTTGGCACGCCCGGCACGACCCCAGCTACCTCGCTGGTTCTGTTGCAGGCGCAGCAGAAGCTGAACGAGAACGCCGCCGTCATGTCGCCGCGCTATGCGACGGTCAACCCGGCTGCTAATGCCGCGCTGATCGAAGGCATGAAAGGTCTGTTCAATCCGGTTTCGGCTATTTCGAAGCAGTTCAAGAACGGCCTGTTCGGCGAAGGCATTCTCGGCTACGACGAGCTGAATATGTCGCAGTCGGTGAAGCAGTTCACGACTGGTTCACGCGCCGGCACTGTCACGGTTAATGCGACCGTTACGACCGAAGGCTCGACGACTGTTGTTCTGACTGGCTTGACGACTACGACGATTAAGGCTGGTGACGTGTTCACCATTGCTAACGTCTACGCCGTTAACCCGCAGACCCGTGAATCGACCGGCTCGCTGTATCAGTTCGTTGCTCTGGCTGACGTTACGGCGTCGACCACGGCTTCGGTCACTGTTCCGGCGATGTATTCGGCGACGCAGGCTCTGGCTACGGTCGACGCTTTGCCGGTTTCCGGGGCGGCCGTCACGTTTGTCGGCGCGGCTTCGACGCAGTATCCGCAGAACCTGATCTACCACAAGGATGCTATCGCGTTTGCCACCGCCGACCTTCTGCTTCCGCAGGGCGTCGACATGGCCTCGCGTCAGGTCCACAACGGTATCTCGCTCCGTGTTGTCCGTCAGTATGACATCAACAACGACCGACTGCCCTGCCGTATTGACGTTCTGTATGGCTACAGCGTCATTCGTCCGCAGATGGCGGTTCGTCTTTGGGGCTAATAGAGGGGGCTTCGGCCCCTTCTTTCTCAAATTAAGGAGTTTTAGATCATGGCTATCACTACTCAGGGCGCTTCCTACCCGCTTGAATCGTTCGGCCCCACGCCGCCGATTTCGCAGGGCACCGGCGGCTATCAGTATTCGGCTGGCAATCGCACCGAACCGTTGATGCTCGCGCAGGGCGCTCCGGCGGCTTTGACCGGCGCTACCGTTACGGTTACGGCGGCAAATCTCGCCGCCGGCATTATCACGGTCGACTCTGGCGGTACGGACGCCGGCACCTACACGTTCCCGACGGGCGCGCTTATTGACGCGGCTTTTCCCAGCGTTGCGGTCAACACGGCTTTTGACGTTGTTGTCATCAATGTCGGCGATGCGTCGCAGAATGACGTGACGTTCGGTGCTGGCACCGGCAACAGCATCGTTGGAAGCGCCGTTGTTATTGACGGCGCGACTACGCCGTCTTCGGCTATCTTCCGTTTTCGCAAGACGGGCACGGCGGCGTATTCGATTTACCGCATCGCGTAATAATAGGAGAAGGCAATGCCTAACACTAAACCTGTCGGTGTTGCCTTCTCTGATCCCGAACTCGTGAGTGGCACGACCATCACGGGCGCGGCGATCAGTGGAGGCACTGTTTCCGGCGCTACTTCTGTAAGCGCAAGCGACATCACCACGACTGGCGGTCTTTATTTGAAATCAGCTACTGTTGCGGCTGCGGGATCTACGCAGGCTAACGCGGCGGCTGTTTCGGACGGATTCACGCTTGTGTCCGCTGCGGACGGCACTAAGGGGGTTGTTCTGCCGGCGGCTATCGCTGGCCGCACGGTCATTCTTAAGAATAACGCTGCGGCGGTTTTGAAAGTTTGGCCGGCCTCGGGCGATGCTATTAACGCCATCGCTGCCGACTCAAACTTTACAATGACCAACCTAACGGCTTGTATGTATGTCGCGTATGATTCGACGACGTGGTATTCAGTCCCGCTGGTTGCGTCTTAATTCAATCTTACGGGCGGGCTACGGCCCGCCTGGCCCTTACCATAGGTGAAAAATGGCTGTTATTTATTTGCGCCATCCCGTGCATGGGATGAAAGTTGCTACTATGGATCTGGAAGCAAACGCCGACATTGAGAATGGATGGGAGCGTTTTGATCCTAACGAGGTGACGGCGGACGCTGAACCTGATACTGTTCGCAGACGCGGGCGCAGGCCAAAGGTGGATAATGACGACGACAGCGGGCGATCAGATCAACGGAGCGTTGCGGCTTTTGGGGGTTTTAGCGGAGGGCGAAACGCCTTCAGCAGAGACATCCCAGGACGCGCTGACAGCTCTGAATCAGATGATCGACTCATGGAACACTGAGCGTCTAGCTGTATTTGCCACACAAGATCAAATATTTACGTGGCCGTCTGGCGTTCGTGAGCTAGATATTGGTCCGACTGGCGACATTATTCTAAACAATGCGCTTTTGTCGACGCAAGAATCGGTGCCGTTGACCACGCAAAGTTCGCTGGAGATTTTGGCGACTATTAAAGGCGGTCGTCCTATTCTAGTGGACGACGCTACATATTTTCGCGACCCGCAGACTAATGTGTCTTATGGCATTAAGCTGATTAACCAACAGCAATACGATGGTATCGCGGTTAAGACTGTCACCAGCACATACCCACAAGTTATGTGGGTGAATATGTCTTTTCCCAACATGACCATGACGGTGTACCCAGTTCCACTTAGGGCGCTAGAATTCCATTTGATTTCGGTTACGCCGCTTGATACAGCCGCCACATTGGCTACCGCGTTATCATTTCCGCCCGGTTATCTGCGCGCGTTCCGATATAATCTGGCTTGTGAAATGGCCCCTGAATTTGGCGTAGAACCATCAGCGCAGGTTCAGCGTATTGCTATGTATAGCAAGCGAAATCTCAAGAGAATCAATAACCCGGATGATATTATGGCGTTGCCATATAGCATCGTCGGGACACGTCAACGCTATAACATTTACGCGGGGAATTATTAATGTCTACCGTTAAGATCGCAGATCTTCCTGTCGCCACTAGCGTCGCTGACATAGCTGTGCTTCCTGTCGTTCAGGGCGACATTACTCAGCAGGCGACCAAAACGACGTTCCTTACCGGCGTTACGCTTACTAACCCTAATATCGGGACGCCTTCGGCTGGCACGCTGACTAACTGCGTCGGGCTACCTATCAATGCTGGCACGACCGGCACGCTTCCGGCCAGTCGCGGCGGTACGGGTATTACATCACTAGGAACTAATGTCGCTACGTTTTTGCAAACCCCAACGTCTGCAAATTTAGCTGCGGCGCTTACCGATGAAACTGGCACGGGCAGCGCTGTTTTTGCGACTTCGCCAACTATAGCGTCGCCAACTATAACATCGCCGACCATGACTACGCCAGTCTTGGGCGTCGCCACGGCCACTAGCATTAATAAAGTAGCTATTACCGCGCCCGCGACTTCGGCGACGCTTACTGTCGCCAATGGCAAGACGCTTACGGCAAATAGCTCGCTGACGCTGGCCGGCGTTGACGCCAAGACGTTAACTGTCAACAACTCGCTTACACTGGCGGGCACCGACGCGACGGTTATGACTTTTCCGACTACAAGCGCGACAGTCGCGCGGACGGACGCGGCGCAGACTTTTAGCGGAGATCAGACTTATTCGGGATCGCAGATTGTCGCCGGATTAAGGGCTACTAGCGCCGCCGCGCCTACCATTGCCAGCGCAGCGACTATCGCCCCGACAACGCAGATTGTGTTTATTAGCGGCACGGCAGCTATTGATACAATCACGCCGCCGTCCCCTATATCCCTTGGCGGCGGACAAATTACGCTTATCCCCACGGGTATTTTTACAACGACTACTGCCGGCAACATTGCTTTAGCGTCTACGGCCGTTGTTAGCCGGGCGTTAGTGATGACCTATGATGTCACTACTACTAAATGGTATCCGAGCTACTAAATGAAAACACCGATCTTAGGTTCATCATACGTTACCCGCAGCATTAACGCTGCGGATAATCGTATGGTAAATCTTTATCCTGAGATTGTGCCCGAAGGCGGTAAAGAGCCGGCGTATCTTATGCGCGCGCCAGGTCTGCGGCTTTTACAGACTATTGGCGACGGTCCTATTCGTGGACTGTGGACATATGGCGGATATGGATTTGTTGTTTCCGGGGAAAAACTTTACCGTATTGATTCGTCTTGGAATGCGACGCTGAAAGGCACCGTTTCTGGAATGGGCCCGGTCAGCATGGTCGATAATGGCACGCAGCTATTTATCGCCTGCAATGGCCCCAGCTACATATATAATTTGACCACGGATGTTTTTGCTCAGATAACAGACCCCGATTTTCCTGGCGCGGTCACTGTCGGCTACATCGACGGCTATTTTGTTTTTAACGAGCCCAACAGTCAGCGGTTTTGGGTTACATCGCTTCTCGATGGTCTGTCTGTTGATCCACTGGATTTTGCCAGCGCGGAAGGTTCGCCGGACGGTCTCGTGTCGCTCATTGTCGATCACCGCGAGATTTGGCTTTTTGGCACCAATTCCGTCGAGGTTTGGTATGACGCCGGCCTTCAGGATTTTCCGCTGTCGCGCATCCAAGGCGCATTTAACGAAATTGGCTGCGCGGCAGCGTATTCCGTTGCGAAGCTAGATAACGGGCTATTTTGGCTGGGCGCGGACGCTCGCGGTAAAGGCATCGTCTATCGGTCACAAGGCTACACCGGCCAGCGCATAAGCACGCACGCCGTTGAATGGCAGATCCAGCAATACTCAGACATTTCAGACGCTATTGGCTATACATATCAACAGGACGGCCATTCTTTCTACGTCCTGATTTTTCCTACCGCCAATACAACCTGGGTCTATGACGTAGCGACTGGCTCATGGCATGAGCGCGCTGGGTGGGCGTATGACCAATTCACCCGTCATCGCAGCAACTGCCAGATGGCGTTTAACAATGAGATTGTTGTCGGGGATTATCAAAACGGTAACATCTATGCCTTTGATATGACTCAATATAGCGATAATGGTGTTACACAAAAATGGCTTCGTCGTTGGCGAGCGCTTCCTACCGATCAAAATGATCTCAAGCGCACCACGCAGCACAGCCTACAGCTCGATTGTGAAACAGGCGTTGGGTTAGATGGCTATGATTATACCACGATAATTGTGGATCTTCTGGCGGCTGAATCAAGCGCCCTGATTACGACTGAATCCGGCAATAACATATTGCTAAACTTTACCACTACGGAAGGCGCTAACCCACAAGTTATGCTCCGTTGGTCTGACGATGGCGGCCATACTTGGTCCAGTGAACACTGGAAATCTATGGGTAAAATTGGCCGCTATGGATTCAGAACGATCTGGCGGCGGCTTGGCATGACCATGAAGATCCGCGACCGTGTGTATGAAGTATCTGGCACAGACCCAGTTAAGATAGCAATTATGGGTGCGGAACTTATCTTGAGCGCGACAAATGCCTAACAGCCCATTAAATATCACGCAGATCCCGGCGCTCCGCGTTCCGATCATTGACCCTAGAACGGGTCTGATGGCGCGCGAATGGTATCTGTTCTTTTTCAGCTTGTTTAATCTGTCTGGCGCGGGCTCTAACACTATATCTTTGGCCGATCTCCAAGTTGGCCCTCCCGACTCTATAGCCGCCACAGAACAAGACGTTGTTAGTAAAGCGCTTCAGGCCCTTGGTGTAACTCCGGACGAACCCGGCTGGTCGTCATCGCAAGGGTCTATTGAAAATGCGTTGCAAGGTTTTGGCGTTATGCCAACCGACGCCGAATGGATGGCGCAGCAACTGTCTGTATTCAACGGAATCGATGCTCTTGCGGTAGCTCCGGCTTATACCCCGCAAGTCCCCGATACGCGCTATGGCGTGTTTTCGGACACTACCACACAGACGGCTGCGGCGATAAACACGGCTTACGCGGTCACGTTCAACACGACCGATCTTTCCAATGGCGTTTATATAGGCGCAACAACATCGCAAATATTTGTAGACAGACTTGGCATTTATAATTTTCAATTCTCAGCTCAGCTAGATCAAGCGGCTGCTGCGGCCCATGACGTTTACATTTGGGCTGATATTAACGGCACAACGCAACCCAATACAGGATCTAAAGTCACCCTTGTCGGCAATAACGCGGCTCTTATCGCCGCATGGAACTTTGTGTTTCGGCTTAACGCGGGTGACTATTTCCGCCTTATGTGGTCTACTTCCAACACGGCTTGTCAAATATCAGCGGCTGCGGCCGTGGCTCCGGTCCCTGCTATCCCGTCTGTCATTTTGACTGTGACCGATAACATAGGAATTACACGCTAATGGCTAATCTTGGCCCCGCACCCAAAGCGCAATTTTTTACCGCTGATGGTCAGCCCCTCGTGGGCGGTAAAGTCTATACTTACGCAGCCGGGACAACAACGCCGTTGGCCACCTACACAAGTTCGTCAGGCGCCGCGGCTAACCCTAACCCGATAATTTTGGATGGACGCGGTGAATGCAGCATTTGGTTTTCGCCGTCGTCAACGTATAAAATCAAATTAACTGACAGTAATGACGTTGAGATCTATGTCGTTGATAATATTACTAGTAGCAATTATGTTTCTAGCGGAACTATAGTAGATAGTTCTATTGTCAACGGAACCATATCTAACGCAACTATAACAGGCGCGACTATATCTGGCGGCACTGTTGACAACGTTATTATAGGCGCAACGTCGCCGACGACGGCTACATTCACTACTTTTTCTGGCGCATGGGCGTCGTTGCCGGCAGGGACCAAGATGCTGTTTGTTCAGACGGCAGCGCCTACCGGATGGACTAAACTGACGACCGACAACAATAAAGCGTTGCGCATTGTATCCGGCACGGCTGGGACGGGCGGATCGGTCGCTTTTACGACAGCGTTTAGCTCTCAAGCTATCTCTGGCACTGTCGGTGACACCACGCTTACCATAGATCAGATCCCATCTCATGCGCATTCTTACACCGCCGCTGGCGGCGTCACCGTTGTTAATGGCGGCACTTCTTTTAGTGCGTTGATAAACGCGACAGGACTTACCTCTGGCGCGGCGGGCGGCGGTCTGCCGCATACGCATAGTCTTACTGCTACAGCTCTTAACCTGGCTGTTCAGTATGTAGACGCCATCATAGCGGTGAAAAACTGATGGAACTAAAAAACGGGAATTTTTGCCCGCTTATTAAGAAAGACTGCGTGCAGCTCAAATGCGCGTGGTTTACGCTTTTGCGCGGGACAAACCCTAACACGGGCAAGGAAGTCGACGAATGGATGTGCGCCGTAACGACTTTGCCAATGCTTCAGATTGAGGTTGCTAAAGAGGTGCGCCAAGGCGCGGCAGCAACTGAATCGTTCCGAAATGAGGTCGTCTCTATAAGCCGACCCTCTCTTGCGTTAAGGTGATCTATGACCGTTACCCCCACAAATATTATCCCGTCTAAAACGGCCGAAAGCGCGCAGACCACGCAATACACATCGACTGGCGTTACAACTAT